ATGAAAAAATTAAAATGTACTATGGCTGCTGTGCTGGCAACAGCTATAACTGTCTTAACCTGTGGCTGTAGCGGTGCAGATATGACATGGTCATACAAGGACGATCAAACCACATTATCAATAGGCACGTATATTTATTATGAGTACAGTGCTTATCAGCAGGCAAGCAAAAAGGTTTCCGACTCTAACGGTGATTTCTTATCAGAAGAATTCACAAATGATGATGACGAAACTATGACCGCACGTGATTATATTGCCTCTGAAACTGACCTTGCCTGTAAAAACTACTTAAACGTTGAGAAAAAGTTTAGTGAGCTGGGCTTATCACTAACTGAAGAGGAGTTGGCAGCAGCTAAGCAAAATGCCAGTAGCGGTTGGTCATACAACAAAACCCTGCTGGAGGGCTATGGCGTTTCTCAGGAATCCTTTACAAACGCTTACGGTGTCCTGTCTGCTAAATATGAAAAAATATTTAGAACCATGTACGGTACAGGTGGCGAAAAAGCTGTTTCAGAAAGTGATTTGTCCACATATTTTACCGACAATTACACAAACTACAGCTATTTTTCCGTACCGCTGTACAACAGCACAACAGATGAAAGCGGAAACGCTGCCTCCACTGCTAAAAGCGACGAGGACATAGCTAAAATAAAAACAAGCCTTGATACCTATGCAGAAGCAATCAACAAAGGTGAAGCAACATTTGAAGACGAAGCAAAGGCGTATATGACCGACTATAACGTAACAACTGATCCTTCAAAATCAGATGTAGCTGTTTTGGCAGACTCTGGCTTAGGTGATGAGGTAATCACAGCATACGGCGAAATGTCTGAAAAGCAGGCTCAGGTAATTAAGGTTGGCACAGACAACAGCAAAGCTAGCTATTATTTCTTATATAAAGCACCTATAACAGACAAAGCCTCTACTCTATCCAGTGATTCTGATCTGCACTATAAGGTTCTTGTAAAAATGAAGGCTGAGGATTACATCGATTATATGAACGAAGCTGCAAAAGCAGTAGAATGTGAGAAAAATCAGGCAGCCATTGATAAATACGGTCCTGAAAAATTCATCACCTATGCTACAGAACCAGCTGCCAGCTCATCAAAAACTACATCTTCATCTGCACAATAATAATATTAAAATGTTTTTTGCAAGGTAGCAGGCTGTGCTGCCTTGCAATTTTATTTATAAATTGTAAATTATCTCTTTGCAGTTGAAAAGCATTAGCCGTTTATGGTATTATATATGTAGCATCAAAGGGCGTGTTTTAGGTATCTAGGCCTAACTTTTTTTATTCTGCAGCATAGCAGTTCCCATATACTAACGCCCAGATTTAATACACCGAGCCGTTCATAATAGAATTTATAATTAAATTGGAGGAATATATAGTGCGAGCAAAATATAAGGTGGTTTCTATTTTGGTAGCAACCATAATGATGTTATCTATTGGCTGTTTAACCGCATATGCTTTACCTGATGATACAGTTGTAATTCCAGATACCTCTGTCAGCGATAACACCGGTGACAGCACTGGAGATAATACTGGTGATAACACTGGTGACCATACTAGCGATAACACACCTGATACTGATATCCCCGAGGACAACAACTCCGGTGGTATTGTGGACGATAACAACAACCAAAACAATACACCACCTGACAACAACACAGGTGGAAACAACAATATAAACGATAATAACAGCATTGATAACAATCAGGGAAACAGCGTTATTAACGGCTCCTACAATTTTGGATCAGATTCGTCATCCACAACAGACAGCGTTGTGCGTGATGAATACGGCAATATCTACCAATACGGCACACAGGATCCAAACTATCAAGCACCAACATCAAACCCTAATCTGTATTCTGTTAACAGTTCTATTGACAGCAGCACATTAAATGCTGACGATTGGAAGCTAGCACTAAATTTTAACGAAACCGCAGATGGTACTGATGATTTTAACTTTATTAAAAACAATAATTCCAGCACAGATGACAACGGTAGCATTTGGCTGCTGTATGTAGGTATTGCCCTTATCGCCATATCTGTTATAACTGTAACAGTGGTTACCTTCACATATCAATCAAAGAAAAAGCGTGCCGCAGCTGCCGTTAGGAACAATCAACGCCAAAGACGCTCCACACCTTATTCAAACCAAACACAACGTTCACAAGCTTATTTATCTAAGGAGCATACCAAAGAAATTAATATTAATGAAGTGTATAGTCAACAGCACAACCCATATAATAATACACCTAGCGGCAATAATAGTAATCGTAACGGGTATAACGCAAACCGCAGCCAAGGAAATCATGTAAAACAAAGCAATCCTCAAAGCACTAAGCCCGACACCCAAAATAGGTCACGCAACAATCACAACTAATAAACAGCCTTTAATAAACGCCACCGAAGAATCTCGGTGGCGTTTTTTCTGTTATTTAAAAGCTATATAAGCATATTGCGAACCGCTGGCATTAAGGTTAAATAACACACCGTCCACCGCTGTACCTGTTTGTCCCACGGTAATATTATTACCGCTGACAGCTACGCCGTTTATACCATTATGCATAGCTATTGCCATACCACTGTTCATTAATAAATTTCCTGATGTATCCTTTGTAACCGAACCTGAATTTTTTTTATAAACAAAAACCGCCTTTGGCTCAAAATCCAACGTTATACTGCGGTTATTAATACCATTACCACCGTAGTAGCCAACAACATATGGCGTTTCCAACCTCTCTCTGTCGCTGTCCGACAAATGTACTGCTGTACTGTTTATATGATTACCTACTGCTGTATCTAGCTTTTGATTATCGTTGACAAAATCTAGCCTTGTGGGCTTATCTGATCCTATCCACGCACTTAAACCTAGGTTAGCTGTCTTTACTGATGCACTCATAAATAAACTTCATCTCCCTTTATTATACACTGTAGCTTTCTATTTCTTCCCATGTGTACCCCATGCCGTCCATTGTATAGAATGTATGTTTTTTATTGTCTATATCATCCCAATCAATAGTTCTAAAATCTATATACACCTGTAAATGTGCAGGTATAAATTCTTCAATCTGCTGTGCTATCCATTGACGCTGTGGCATCGAATATTTACTCTTGTCACTGCTTATATACAAACAAAAATGCTCTGCATCCTCAACAAAAGTTGCAGGAAAGGCGATTGCGTTAAACAGCTTACTAAGAGATAACGACGTAAAGTCGTTATAATTCAGACTGCAACGTGACATTATCATTTCTCTGCGCTTTTCGTTTGATAAATCAGTTCGTGGCAGACCCCATATCTCCTCCCAGCTTGATAATCCAAAATCCGTAGCAGTTTGCACAAAGATTTCCTTCTCCAAGGTGGATATCTGCTCCGTTAGTCTGTCCAATGCGGTGGCATACACTGATAACTCCTTATAAACCAAGGAGCTTTCCGCTAGATTATATACGCCTAATGGCTGTGTGCTGTTTATCATTGACCGTAAGGCTGTCATGACCAGTCACCAGCCTCTGTAACAATTATTTTATCCACAACCGCTAACTGAGAATTAGCAATTTTCATATCCTTTGTATATAAGCTGTTAAATGTATAATTCTCCACACCATCCACATGAAAAATTATTTCACCTAAGTTAGACAGATACACACTTTCCCCTACAAAAAGTGTTGCAAAATATTCTTTTAGCCTAGCCAAAATATTGTCGCTCACATCATCGATGTCAAAACCGGTTTTTATCTTAACGGCTACATATACGTTATACGTCAGCAATGTAGCTGGCTGCACCAATACATCAACATTCATCTCACGCAGGCTATTAATACCGGACTGTACTGTTTCAACTACACTAGAGGACACCGCAGTACCCTTACCACCTAAAAACACATCCACCGTACCATTACCACGATTTCTAGGTATTACACCTGCTGAATTCACTCCACTATAGGAAGAAGCAATGCTTTTATAAAATGCACCGTTTGTACCGTTAGAAATATCAGACATACTGCTAAGAACCCTCCTACGCAAGCTGTCATCACTTTCTTCATCCACGCCAACCGTCACTAATGTAGTATTAGTAACCTTTAAATCAGTTAACGGCAGAGTAACTAGCACTGTAACTGTGCCTGTGGCAACATTGCCTCTATTACCATACTCCATAGCCTCTGCCCTAACATATATAGCCTTCATACCAGCGGCTATGTAGGAATCCTCTGTAGTTATAAACCGCACGCCCTTATCCCCGGATGTACTACAAATTGTACCCTTGGGAATTGCCAATGTAGCTCCCACAGCATTGGCAACATAAAAATAAAGTAACACTGTAGATTTAATTGGAGATTTCCGTGTAAGTCCCCGCAGCTGTGCGTGGTAATCCAAATACTTACCCTGTGCAGTTTGTGGAAACATTTGATTGCGAATCCATTCCAAATATGAACCCGCAGAAAAAATTTCACCTGCCAGCACCTCCATACGCAAAGCAATGTCAGATGCATTATCCGCAGGAAAACCGCATTTTACTAAAAAATTGCTTTTCATTCTCTTCAAAATTGTATCGTAGCTTTCCATTAAATAATCACCTCAATTTCACCAGCTTTTCCACAGGCACATATCACAACCGTTACCTTATGTCTATCATCTATAACATCACCTGTAACAGATAACACATCTGCCTGTGGCACAAACTTTTTTAAAGCCTCTCGTACTAATAGCTCTACCGTACTTTCCCATCTGCTATCATTAAAATCCACCATATATAGCTGACTGCCAAATTCTCTGTTATAAATATCGCTGCCCTTTTTTACAGTCAACGCAATTGTAGCTCGCTGTAAAATTTCCTCAATATCATCAATCAAGTATGGCGAGCCACAATTTTCTAAATTAAAATCCCCATTTTTTAATGCTGTATCCATTGTACCTCCTTCTACGCTATTATCTTACCGTTAGCCACTATTGTACCGTCATTTTTCAGTATAAGTGTTGCACCACCAGCCGAATACAGCATAACCTCACCGGGTTTTAGTCCCCTGTCCTCTACCACAGTGCCTATACATCCATCACCATCACCTAATGGCATAATCACGGTTGTTGTATCAGGCTTAGGTACATACGCAACACCCCAGGGGGCTATGATAGGCAATTCCACACACTGCTTTTCCGACTGAATATTAACCGTAGTGTTCCCTGTCTGCGTCACTTTACCACACATAGGCTTATTTTTCCTGACTGTTCTATCTACTATATTCTTATTTATCCACATAGTACCTCCTTTAACGTAAGGTATGTGTATTGCCCCTGTGAGGACAACACATATCTTACCTTACTAATCGTCAGCTGTGACCCATTCTCCACAGCTATATCATCAACAGTAGCCATAGCACCTAAACACCCCAAAACACCGCAGGGACAGCACAGGGTAACTGTCAGGTTGCCTTGATTGCTTTTTTCTATCATCTTATCCCCTATATCCAGCGTCCTTCCCTTCATATCTGCTACATTTAGATAACGCCTACGCATCACACCCTTTTTCACTGCTGTGGTGTTTATTAATGTTGTGGTGTATCCGTCAGCAGGTGATGTTCTTACATAAATATGTGACAGCATGCTATGACGTTTAGTCTTTATTTTACAACTCACATATGGCATACCTCTTTTTACAGTATTAGAAAACAAAAGCTTTTTCTGTGATATACTGCCATTTAACACTGCAATACCCTCCTCGTTAATTCTAGGTACGGTATTATACTTTTTACCACAGTAATCCTCAACCACCTGCCACTGTGTAACACCCTTATCAATGGACATATTACCAATATACGAAGCGTCATCACCTAAAAATCCTGTTAAACCATATGGCTCAATATGATTATAAAACAGTACTTCATCAGAAAGATTAGTATAGTTTGTTGGTTTAGCCTCATTATCTAACAATAAGGCTGCCATGCTTCGTCCCGTTATTTTTATTAATGTGCCATCCGCCCCTATAGTTTTTTCCTGTTCATCAACAATACCCATAAAAATGTTACTGCCATTTTCTGTTACTGTTAAAAAAGCTAAAGGTGGAATGCTGTTCATTGCAAAGGTTATAGTAATATCGTCGGCAGGCACATCTATCTCGCAATTAATGCACAATGAAACAGGCTGTGGCAGCATAACCTTCTCGCCACCCTCTGTTATTGCAAATACATTCATCTCAACACCACCATATCACCCACATTTATATCATCACACCGCCTTATTATAGGGTTAAGCTCTAAAAGCTTTTCCACAGGTATATTAACCTTGTACCCTATATCCCACAAGGTTTCACCATCTGACACTGTATAATAACGACTGTCTGTTAGGTTTACAGCTGGTTTATCCAATGTACTTTCAGTAAATGTGAATTTATATCTTAATATGTTATCTACAGGCTCATTAATTTGTGTTAAGGAAGTAAACATTGCATATATTGGTTCTAAATTAATCATAGACAATACACCACAGGTACACTCCTTCTGTAGCGTTAACAGCATTTTAAACTGTTCGTAGCAATCATCACCATACAGAACGCCCTCTCCTGATATTACCTGTGGCTGTCTGGCAAAGTCCTCAACCATACCACACAAATACGGCAAAGTATGTTTTTTTATGTCCTTTGCATTTGTAACAGTTACTGTCTGGGGATTATGGTGTAATGTGTATCCCTTGTACCTCATACTTGCCATATTTGTCATTTCACCTGCTCCTCCTCATTTAAATGCGACGGATAACGACGGCTGTCCTGTTCAAAAACAGCTGATATCCCTTCGCCGTATTCGCCGTAATTTACAGCCTCGTCTGCATAACTATAAACAACATCACCTTTATCGGTCATATTCAGCCCCCCTTTATACCTTTGCCTGTTGCTGTAATTGTAATATTTTCCACTGTATAACGGTTGTTATCCATAATTTCCTCACAAGCTGTAACGTTACAGCCTGTGTATATTGTTTCTGTTTCATATTGACTTATCGTCAACATAAAGTCCGTCAAATCAATTATGTTAATATCAGCTGCCGACCTAACCAATCTTTTTAGATATATGGTATATTCTGTTTTTATCATAACTGTATCGAAAGGCTTAGCTTGGTTATAAACCTTAATGTCATATGTACTTTTCTTTACTTTTACATTAAAGGTTTTACAATTGGCAATCTTCTTATTGTTAACATCAATATTAACATTAGATACACTATCTCCCGCGGGTGATATGTCCTCATATGTAGAAAAATCCAATGTCAGATATAGTACCGCATGAAACGACCTAGCTGTATTATCATAAGTAACCTGTGAAATTTCACAGGTGCGTATGACTTCACCATTATTAACCTGCAAAAGCACATCTGCGATTTCTGATATAATGTTTATGCACGTCTGTCCTGTATATCGGACACTTGTATATAAGTTAACAGCATATATATATTTTTCAACAGTTACAGCCTCATCCGATTTATTTATATTTGAGCTATAAAGGCTAACTGTTGCGGTATTGCTGGTAACAGGATTTTGAAATTTACTGTCCCTGTATGCCTCTGTTATATTTAATGCACTTAACTTTTCACAGGATTTTAACGTATCCAATAAACTCTTTAAAATCAATTTACAATTCTGTATTTTCATCACCCCTAACGCTAGGTGTTAAAATTGCCCATAAATACAGTGGCGTGTCCCATAAATAGTACATCTCACTTCTTACAATAATATATTCTCTATCGTCAGCAGTTTTTAAAATAACGTCTGTATTATCTGGTACAGCTTCAGCCTTGCCAATATACAAATAATGACCGCCGTCACAGTAACCACATGGCAAATATGAACCATCTAAATACATTTTATTTTTATAACGCAGTGGTTGTATAAAGCCATTAGTTTCAACAGTAGCACCATCATACGATAGCTGTATTTTCCCACCGTAAGCAGTAATAATTTCCTTTATACCGTCAATTATAGCCATTCCTACTTCACCCTCTTAAAAATAAAGCTATGATCCGTTAGCAGATCCGCCACCGACCGCTCCGCTTGTTGCCACAATGTTAAGCCATCCACTGATAAGCTGTTGCTAAAGCCGATGGTAACATCACCCGCCTTAAAGGAGCTGATTTTATCATCACCCTTTAGCACTGTATAGTTATAGAAGGCTAATGCCGCGGCTGCGGCAGACAACCTGCCACAGCTTTCATCAGCATTTACATTTGACTTTAAACGGTTAGCTATGCTGATAATGGCGTCGTTACACAACCATTGCCATTTTATTGCTGTATCCTCATCCATCCCAGTTAATGTAATAAAACGTTCAAGGACTTGCTCATAATCCACCACAGCACCGCCTTATAAAGTCAGCTTTTTAGATGCATCTGTAAATATCTTTGCAAAGCCAGATATTACACTTATTGTTGCTCGTTCTAACTGTCTATCTATTAGCTTGTCATAGTCGATTAACACATCCCCAGCCTGTACCAGCTCTAAAGCACAATTTTTATCCAGTCCAATAACAGTTTTACTGTCCATCGTTGGTACATGAATAAGCGTTGCACCCATAGGTGTAATAAGCTTGCCTGTACCCTGAAAATTAAGCCCTGCAGCAGCATCCTGCATTTCTGGCATTGCCAAAATAGCCTGAATAACAGCAGTGGGTGCCAGAATAGTGTTTAATTCATATGGAGATAGACTTGTCCACAGCTTTACCAAATCGCTATACACAATACCTGTTGATGTACCTGTAACTGCCACTGCTGGATTGCTGTTACCATCACCATTTAAAATAACCTCCACAGCATCAGACAGCTGTGTTTTTGCAATATAAGCGCCAATCTGTCGTAACGTAACAGTAAACAAATCCAGTCGCTGAAAACGCAGTGCTTCATATGTAGACACTAACATCCTGCCACGCTTATGTAGCTTTACTAGGTTTTCCTGTGTCTTAATAGTCGTTTGTGGTATATACGCACCCTCACCTATTACCTTTAAGGCTTTGTCGTTTTCAGTAGGTGTAGACGCTATACTGCGATAGTCCATACCATCTATTTTTGTCACTGCAGCTGTAATACTTGACAGCACATCAGCTGTTTCTATCCCTTGTCTAACCGCACGGCTTACATATTCTGGGAATAACGCCGCACTGTTTGAGGTTTGAAAGAATTTTTCTACCATGTCAGATTTTGGACCGCTCACCTTAATATCAAAACGCTTTAGCTGACGTTGAAAAGCGTCCATGCCATCTAAGGGAGTATTTGCATAATTATCAGACGGGTCCAGCTCCTCCAGCACCTGTGTTAAGGTCTTTCCCTTTCTTCCATACATACCTTTTTCTATTGTAATATTCTCGTAATTTGCCATATTATTTTCCTCCTATTAATTAAAGAATAAATGTTGCTGTGTTATCATCAACGCTTAGAACAATATATTCCTTGCCAGACGTTGTATTAACCTTCACAATTCCACTGCCGCCACTTACTAGCTTTTGAAAGCCTACCGCTATTGTACCTGATTTTTTCATCTCCACTGCACCGGTAGTTTGCACAGTGGCAAAGCCATCTCTAACATCTGCTGCTACACCAATGAAGGCCTCTCCGTCTGTGGCTGCGGACACCGTACCGTTGCCTGCCATTTTTACAGCTGTACCTGATTGAGTAACTGTACTGTCACACTCAAATGTAATAACCTTATCTAAATATCCCTTAAAATCTACGTTCATATAAATCATCCTCCCAATTAAATATTGTATTCTGTATTGTTTGTTTTACTAATTTTTCCACCACTTTTTGATAGCTGTGGTACTGTAGGCAAAGTATCCCCTACCCTTGCCCTGTAACAAGATTTAAAGCTTTTCAGCTGTTCAATAGTCATCTTATCTGCAATGTCCAATATATCGGACTTTGCAATTTCCGGCTGTACAATTAAGCTTAATCTAACCACCTGATTGGTTAAATCCTGTCTGTATTGTTCACCGTCCACTGCCCTCTTTTCAAGCAATTCAATGTAACTATTTAATTTATCTGCCTGTGCCTTATCTAAGGTTACAGCTGTACCTTTTTTCAGGCACTTAATAATATCCTCCATATTTACCTCCTTATTGTTTAACCTATAACCTTTTATCACACCTGCATTCACCTGTGACGGCACAGCAACAAACGACCATTCATAGGCGTCCAGTGGCTTGTCTAATATGCTGTAACACTGCTTACCATTATAGGTATTACCATCTATATGGGCGCACCCCGTTGTCCTCCTGTCTGCACCACATATGGAGCAGCGTATCTCCCCCACACTGCATCCAACACTAACCTCTTTATTTATACCGCTGTCAATGGCCATAATAAAGTCTTGGTTGCTGTCTATCCTTGGCATATAAGCCCTGCCTACCAAGCGGTAATACTGTTCTCCATATGCTGTGGTTTTACCCTGTACCTGTTCCACTCTACAGCTAAAAATTCGTGCTGTTTGATTTTTTGCTGTTGGGTTGTGATCAAGCACCCCTGTTTTGCCAACAAACATTTCACCTAGCAGCTCCAACGCTGTATTGCTAAAAGCTTCATTGTCCCTATCAACATCATTGTCACACAGCACAACTGAAAATACATACACCTCATCTATAGACAGCTCACGTCTAGTATATTTATTAATCAGGACAAGCTCGCTGTCCTGATTATCATTAGGTGTCCCTTTTATCACCCTACCATTTTTCATTGATTCACCTCACTGCTTTTTAACTGTTCTTCAATTTGTTTAGCCTGTGCATTTGCCAGCCTTGCACTTGCCAGCTCCACCTCATCCTGAAGGTTAATGTTGCTCCAATTAATTGTACATATATCATCATAGCCATTAAGCCTTAACCACAGGGTACATATTTTTATAATAACAGGGTTTAACAACGAACGATAATACTCCAGCTCACTGGTTAAAATATCTGCCTGTTGTGATGACATCCGTTCGGTGCTGGACCACGATAGCCCTAGTAAAAAGGGCGGTATAGACAGCTTAGAAACAATCTGCTCCAGCATTATGCGTGATGACACTTGACAGTCCAGAACTTGATTATCTGCACCTATTACCTTTATATCTACATCACCAACAGACACAAAATCCGACACTTGGCTCGTATCCCGCATGGCTTTGCTCCATTCTGTTGCTATCTGTGCAGCACGCTCCCTTGTATATGCACCAGCTGTCATATCTCCACTAGGCTTATATGTTACGGCAAAACGCACATTTCCTACACGTTCCCAGTTCACACCAACTGTATTAATAATTTTCAACAACACATCACTGACAAATGGTAAGCTGTGCAGCACCGAAGTGCCTATGACGCTGCCAGGGTCAGGGCTTAGTGCAGTAACCATAACTAATGATTGATACGGTACAGGCTGCACATCACCGTTTTCCCAACGTCTGCAAATCAAAATCTCCAAAGGATTATCTGTTTGTTTCAGCTCAACATCATCCAAATCTGCATTATACAATGCCCCTATGTTATTGCTGTTCGCATCTGGTACTATCTCACCTATGGCCGTACCATAGGTCAGCATTTGATCCAAATATGTTCCTAAAAAAGTATTTATCCCAACCCCAGTGGCATTTACCTGTACATTTTGTAAAAATCTATTTATCTGTTTTTGAGCCGACTTATCTCCACATTCCACTGTAAAATCCCCCATTAATCTTACTATTTTACAAATGGCACTATCAATAATTGGCAAGGCCTCCCTTAGCGTAGCGTACAATCGTTGTTCACCACCCTTAAGTGGTATATACCCATTAATATCTGTAAATGGATGACCACAGTAGCTGTGTGTACAGGCTGTTTGTACTGGTGTTTCACTTTTCTTTTTTCCCTTAAATAATTTCATACGTCACCTCCTACCGCCTAGCGGCAAATGCGAAAAAACCGTCATTGTCATCATCTATGAAAGCAGTAACAAAATACCGTATATCGTCCATTGCATGATCGTTTTCTTTTACTGGTGCATCACTGCCACCCTCCTGCCAACGATACAATCCAAACTCCTCTATAGAAGCCTTACAGTTTTTACAAATTTTTATTTTGCTGTCTTTTAGAGCGGTTGATACCTTTCGTATGCCATCTAACACCTTATTATCAGCCCTTGTCACCTTGTATCTTCCGTGCCGTTTAATAACCTCTATAAAGCTGGCGGCTGATGGGTCAACCACCACAGCCTCTACACGTTTATCACCTATTAACCCCTCTAGAGCTGTATAGTGTTCTTCATCTGTACGCTGTACGCCCTGTACACGACTATTATAATAATATTCGTCTATTCTATACCACACACCGCCTTGCTCACCCCACAATCCAAAGGATGCAGGATTCACTGTGCCATAATCGCAGGATACCGCATACCTTGTAAATGCTTCACAAGGCACTTCACAAAAGGCTGTATTTTCACCCATAAAGGGGTACACAGCACCTTGTGCAGATACCCACATACCTTCTATAAAACGTTTGTAAAAGGTACCGGAATACAAGCTTTTATAGCGGTTAAGCATTGTCTTAGACAACGATGGGTTGTCCTCCATTTTAAAATGTAGATACAATGCATTCTTTTTCTCCCTGTTCAAAATCCACTCCTGCCTAAACCAATGGCCAGGATATTCTGGATTACAGTTAAACCAAAAGGTAGAACCATTTACCGAACAACGTGCCAAAGCCTGCTCAACAAAAGAACGTGGCATCAACGCCACCTCATCAAAGAACACTCCCGACAGGGTCATGCCCTGTATTAAGGACGCCGATGCTTCATCCTTACCACCAAACAAATAAAATCTGTTTGTATTATCACCACGTGAAATTTCTATTATATTTTGCGACAGCCTTTCAACACAGGTGAAGCCCAGCTCTTTCAGCACAGGAAGCAAGGGCGTTACCACATTTCGCCTAAGTGAGCGAATCGTCTTACCGCAAATAGCAAAGCTGCTATCATTAAATTTATAAAAAGCCCATCCTATATACGAAATACTCATGCACATGGTTTTACCGCTGCGTACAGCACCATCACAAATAATAGCGTCACATTTCTCGTAATCGCTGTCCTTGCACCACCATGTTAATGCAGTTAACTGCTTTTTAGAAAAGGTTTCAAACTTCATTCCACACACTCCTTATTTATGTGGGAATTATTAATGGCATGTACACTGTTTTGCAAAGCCTCATAAAATGGCATACTATTATTATTTTCTAAGCTGTCAGCCTCTAACAGCTTTTCTAAAGCCTTGTGCCTATCACACAGCTTTATCTCCATAGCACCTTCCTTTGGCTTTTTTATTTCTGATACACAGTACAAATCCATATTTTCTAACTGCTCAGCTGTGGGATTATCCATATACAACAGCTTAATAACATCAGCAACACTGCCAAAGGCTAAACGTTGATAACCGTTAACTGCCTTTATAGCAAGGTTACTTTTACGCCTTTCAAACAGCTTATCCACCTGTCTGGATATATCGTCACGTAATAATAGCATTTCACCTAGCTGCTGTGGATTATCCCTGTAGCCCGCCATTGTTGCGGCTTCCCGCACATTTCCAGTATTACAGTAATGGCAGCAAAACTGTTTTTCTCGTTTTGTTAGGCTTCTTTTTTTCCTTGATTGATTACTATCCTCCAA